GTGAAATCGTGTAACATTAGTAGAGACGCATCAGCGGAAACACTTGGGTCCGCAACCATTGATGTTACCGAATCAGTAGGTGAATGTTACATAAGAGTTTATCTCGTAACAAATCAAAATGGAGTAACCGAAAGATATCCATTAGGAACCTTCTTGGTTCAAACTCCATCATCTAGTTTTAACGGTAAAATACGTAACGTTTCAATGGACGTATACACGCCGTTATTAGAATTAAAAGAGAAACAGCCACCACTTGGCTACTCACTTTTAGAAGATGCGAATATTATGGAAAACGCATATATGATAACAAGAGAGAATCTAAGAGCACCGGTCGTAAAAGCTGAGTGCTCTGAAGTTCTTTATGGTAATTTCGTATCGAACACTAATGAAAATTGGCTACAATTCTTGAACGATTTAATTGGTAACGCTAATTATGAATTAGCATTGGATGAAATGGGAAGAGTGTTATTTTCACCAAAACAAAACGTGTCATCAATGCAACCAGTATGGACATATGATGATAATAACAGTTCTATCTTATATCCTGATATAGAGATGGAACATGACTTATATGGAATACCAAATGTTGTCGAAGTCGTATATTCTGATGGCAAAAAATATTTCCATTCAAGAGTGGTTAACGATGACCCGAATAGTCCTATATCTACAGTTAATCGTGGTAGAGAAATAATATATAGAGAGACCAGCCCTAATCTAGTTGGTACTCCTACAGAGATGCAATTAAACGAATATGCAGACAATCTGCTTCGTGAGTTATCATCTGTAGAATACACAATAACTTATACGCATGGCTATTGTCCTACACGTTTAGGAGATTGTGTTAGATTAAATTATTCCAGAGCTGGGTTAAAAGACATAAAAGCTAAAGTAATAAGTCAACAAATAACTTGTGCACCTGGCTGCATGGTTACAGAAAAAGCTGTATTTACTACAAAATTATGGAGGTGATAAATAGTGGCTTTATCTAATGATTTAATATCTCAGTTTGTCAAAGTAACACAAGACAAAGAGGAAACTAATAAAGAAACTACCGCTTACGGTAAAATTGTCGTTAGAGACGATAAAGAATATGTCCAACTTGATGGATCAGAACTATTAACACCTATATCATCTACTACTGTAGTACAAGATGGCGATAGAGTAATGGTTACTATAAAGAATCACACAGCTATTGTAACTGGAGATTTTACTAATCCTTCAGCTAGCAATAAAGACGTGACTGAGATTGGTAATCAAATATCTGAATTTGAAATAATTATAGCAGACAAAGTTTCTACAAAACAATTAGAAGCTGAGATTGCTAAAATCGACAAACTAATAACTGATGAAATTACAGCTACGAACGCTAAAATCGAAACTATTGAAGGCAAGGTTGCTAAGATAGATACTATCGAGGCTGGTTTCATTGAAGTTGAAGGAAAGGTTACAGCAAACGAAGCCGAAGTTAAAACTTTAAGAGCTGACATAGCAGATTTCAAAGACGTTACTGCCGAAAGAGTAGATGCTATTGAAGGTAACTTCCATACACTTGAGGCTGATTATGCGGACTTCGAGAAAACTGTAACTAATGAACTTACAGCATATGACGCTACTATAACTAAATTACAAACCGAAAAATTAGATACTAAAACGGCAGAAATTACCTATGCTAACATAGACTTCTCTAATATTGGAGAAGCAGCTGTTGAAAAACTATTCACTGAATCTGGTATTATCAAAGATTTAATAATGAGCGATGGTAAAGTAACTGGGCATTTAGTCGGTGTTACTATTACTGGTGATTTAATCGAAGGTAATACAGTTAAAGCTGATAAATTAGTTATTCAAGGTGAAGACGGTTTGTATTATAAACTGAATGTAAACGCTTTAGGAGAAACTACTGCATCTTCTGATGAAAAGTATCAAAATGGATTAGACGGCTCTATAATTGTAGCCGAATCAATTACTGCTGAAAAGATTGCAGTTGATGATTTAGTTGCTTTCGGAGCTACTATTGGCGGATATCACATCGACACACATTCTTTGTATTCTGGAACTAAAAATTCAGTTTCAAATACTACTAGGGGTGTATTCTTAGGTGATGATGGTCAACTAAATATCGGCGATAGTAATAACTATTTAAAATTATATGACGATAATGGTACTTACAAATTAGAAATACAAGCTAGCAGTATAAAGATTGGTGCTAGTAAGAAAAACATTGTCGTAGAGACAGTCGAGGAATTCTATCAATCAACATCTCCGATTTCTTTATCTGGAGGTTCGTGGAGTAAAGAACAACCTACTTGGTCTAATGGAACTTATATTTGGAGAAGAACCCTTACGACATATAGTGATGGCTCTGAAGTTTATTCCCCCTCAGCAAACGGTGTTTGTATAACTGGTAACACTGGTGCTGCCGGTCCTCAAGGAGAGCAAGGTCCTCAGGGAGAAAAAGGTGCTGACGGTGCGCCTGGATCACAGGGTCCACAAGGAGAAAAAGGAGCAGATGGAGCACCTGGTGAAAAAGGTGAAAAAGGCGATACTGGTCCACAAGGTCCGCAAGGTGAACAAGGAGAAAAAGGAGCCGACGGTGAAAAAGGAGCCGACGGAGCTCAAGGACCGCAGGGCGAACAAGGACCACAAGGAGAGAAGGGCACTGATGGTGCACCTGGTAAAAGCGCTTATCAGATATGGTTAGATGCTGGTAATGTCGGTACTGAAGAAGATTTCTTGAATAGTACAAGACTTACGAAATCTACTGATGGTGATGAGATAACAATCTCGGATGGAACTGGTATAGCTGAATTTATTATTGAAGGTAAGAGCGAGCAAGAAACTAGAAGTGGTAAGAATAAAGTAAATGCTTCGTTAGATGAAACCGTTACTAAAGGGTTAACAAGAAGTGCTGATTTAGGAAGAATATATTTAAATGGAACTGCAACTGGTGAAGACAAATTTCTTTTCGGTAGCACCACATTAGCTCCTGGAACATATACAATGTGTATGGAATTGAAAAGCGGAACCACTGTTGCTATAGGTTTCTATACTTATGTAGGGACTAGTTGGGCACATCTAGGCGGACTTATGTTAAACTCGGGTAATGGATTCAAAAATAGTGTGACATTCACGATCGATGAAGAAACTGTTATAACACCTGGAGTATACGCAGGCACTAACAATGTTTTTGATAATGCCGTATTTGCATATCAAATAGTTAGTGGATCAGATGCTGATTACGATTTCGAACCATACGGAGCAATGCCTAGCCCGGACTATCCTAGTGAAATTAAGAGTGTTGGTTATGAGAATATAATACTGACAAGCGAAGATGATTGGGAACAAGGAACAATTGCTGCAGGAAACAACGAAAATAACACCACTAGATTAAGAACGAAAAATTATATTGAGATAAAAGACAACACCTTATATAATTTTCACTTAGAAAAAACTGTTATTGGGAATATATGGTTTTATGATGAACAAAAAAAAGTTATAAATAATTTGTATGATATGATTTATCAAACTGGAATGAAATCAGTTGAATTTACTACCCCAAAGAACACAAAATATTATAAAGTAGTTATTAGATACGAAGATAATTCAGTTATAACATCACAGACAATAAGTGAAATAAAACCAATGTTAGAAAAAGGTGACACAGCACATCCGTATGTTCCATATGGTAAAACTGGCGTTGAAGTTATTAGTAGAGGTAAGAACTTATTAAATTCTCCTTATACGGTGGACCACAAATTAACTAACACCGCGACTAGAGATGATTATTTCACAGTTATAAATTGCTACGTTGAATTAGAAGCTGGTAAAACTTATACTTTTGATGTAGAAACAGACGGTGAATATGGTACCGGTACAACTGATACTGTAGAAGTTCTTCTATTAAAAGAACCTGACTACTCATACTATATCACTATGCGAAGTAAAACGTATACTTTTGTTGCGGAAAAAAGTGGTAGATTTAATGTTAGATACGATATTAATAAAAACGGCGCAACTCATTCTTTTTGGAATTTTTATATAGCCGAAGAAAATTCATTTAGCGGTTTCGAACCATATCGTGGTTATTCAACAGTACTAGAACTAGATGAACCTTTAAGATCTTTACCAAATGGCGTAAAAGACGTGGCTTACATTCAAAATGGAAAATTACGTGTTGAGAGAAGGGTCGGTAGTACTATATTTAATGGTGATGAAAGTTGGACAAGAGGTCTTGTTGACAATGAATATTATTTCTATGTTAACTTGCCAAATTCCATCGACGCAACAGATGTAAATACCAAAATATTATCAAATTATTTTACATCATATAAGAATAATACTAAAGACGGTTTTTACCACTATAGAAATAATGTAATAATATTTAATCATAATATTACAAATACATTGAGTGAATTCAAATCCTGGTTATCAGAACACGATACGGAAGTTATCTACGAATTAGTAACACCAATAACTGACGAATATGACATTCTAATAAACCTTCCAATAGAGGAATCCAAAACGAATGTTTATTACGTAAATAATCAACCAGTACCGCACATCTATTGTACTTATTATACAGAATACGGCAAAGCAATTGCCGATCTTGAAAACAACGTAAACAATACTATAAACAAAAATACAGAAAACTTTAATCAAGTATTATTGGATCAAAGAACGCAAATTCTATCAGATACAGAAGCAATTATATTAAATGCTACATCTGAATATTTGAAAACTGGGGACTTTGATGCTTATAAAGAAACTATAACCGGTCAACTTAAAGTTATGTCGGATACTATATCATTGAATTTCAAAAAGAATTCGGACGATATAACTGATCTACAAAAGACTACAACTGACGAGTTTGCGACTATTAAAAAATACTTCGATTTCAGTGCTGACGGGTTAACTATAGGTAGTGGCGAAAGCGCTATTAAATTAACCATTGACAATGACGAAGGTATTATCTTTACAAAAAACGGAGAACAATTTGGTTATTGGGATGGTAATGACTTCTACACTGGTAACATTGTAGTAAGAACAAACGAAAGAGCACAGTTTGGTGCATATGCATATATACCAAGATCTGATAAATCATTAATGTTCTTGAAAGTTAAATAAAAGGAGGTGTTATAAATGGCAAGTGGTTCATTTAGTAATAAAAAAGGTGGATACTCGATAATAACAGAATGGACATCAACAACGAATACGTTGGAAAATACATCCACTGTTGTTTGTACACACAAATTCAAATGTTCAAGTGGATGGGCATTATATGTTGGTTCTAGAAAAGTAACTTGTACTGTAGGTAGCGACACCAAAAGTTTTAATACTAGTAAACTTTCATCAGACGGTGGGACAACCGTTACGATAGGTGAAACGACACATATTGTTCCGCATAATGCCGATGGAACTATGTCGGTAAGTGCTAGTACCACATGTAAATTACAAGCCGACATTGGCTCAAATGGTAGTACGACTTGGTATGAAGAAGTTAAGGCGACAACAACAATGACTTTAGACGATATACCAAGAGCGTCTACACTTACCGCTTACGACGGTGTTCTTGGTGTAACTCAAACTGTAAATATTAACAAAGAAGTAAATGAGTTCGTACATACTATCGATTGGGCATGCGGAACTATGAGTGGTAATGTGGTAACTAAAACAGACGCTTATTGGGCTGATTGGAAACCACCGTACGAATTAGCATCTCAGAATACAACGGGTTCTAGTGTATCAGTAACATATACGATTACAACATATCTTAACGATGAACTCATAGGAACTTCAACAACATCTGCTGTATATACAATACCAGATGAAGTAGCTCCTAAAGTAGAATTATCTGTATCGGATGCTATGGGTTATGAACAACCTTATGGTGGGTACATTCAAGGCTTATCTAAATTTAAGGTAGATGTAACAGCTACCCCAATGTTTGATTCACCTATAGCTTCATATGTTACAACCGCAAATGGAACAACATATAATTCTGCATCATTTGTAACCGATGCTATAAAGAATTCTGGAGAATCGGTTATATCAACAACTGTAACTGACCAGAGAAGACATAGTAGGAATAGGTATACTACAAAAAATGTTTTACCATACAGTAAACCAACACTTAAATTATCTGTAGCTAGATGCGATCAAAATGGAGTGGAAGACAACCAGGGCGATTATATGAGAATTAAATATTCTTGTAGCATCACACCTTTGAACAATAAAAACACTCTAACATCAGTTATAAAATACAAACAATCATCTAGTAATACATATAATTCTATGATTGATACATATGCCAATTTATTCGATATAAACAATCATATAGAATTAGTTGACTTATATCATAATTTCGAAAATGGAGCCGTATATGAAGCAGCCGGTTACTACAGTTTTAGAATACCAGTTAAACCGAATACCACATACGTAACGAGCTCAAATGTTGGAGTGTCAGAATATAATAATTTAGTGTTTTACGATGGTAGTATGAATTATTTAGGAGGTAGTCCCTATAACACTGCCGATAAGGTATTCACTACTCCAGCGAATACATACTTCATAACATTAGCAGTGCCAACTACATATTCGTGGTTTCAATTAGAGGAAGGCAATATCGTCCATCCATACATAGCATTCGGAACAACACCAATATCTTATACTGACAGAGTTGTAGTTATTCCAGCAGACGCTGGTTCATCATATGATATTGAATTAGATATATCTGATAACTTTAGTATAGTAACTAAGAAAACAAGCGTGTCTACAGCATTTACATTTCACCACTATAAAGGACCTAACGTTGAAGGAGAGGGTAAAAATCTATTTAAACCAACACTGACTAATAATGGATCTGGTATCAATTCAGCTAACGCCATAACTGAACTAAATAATGACGTTTTCAAATTAACTGCTACTGGATGGGATATGTATTTTGGTGAGGTTACAAATCCGGGAGAGACATATTCTGAACACAAAGGCGTGTTAATAGACGTTTCTAAATTATCACATGTAACATTCAGTTTATCTAATAGTCAATTCAATAATAATTACCTAACTCGTTATGACGCAAATAAAAAATCACTAGGTTTCTTGCATTACGGAGCACATAAAGGAACGTATACAGTTGAGACGAACGCTAAATACATATCGTTCCGATTCGGCCTTGGTGGCGCAAATGGACAATCTTATTCGACAACTGTTCAAATTGAATCAGGTGACGTCGCAACTGATTATGAACCTTACATACCGGCATTCGCAGCAAGTATGGGTCTTGGCAAATTGGCCGAACTTGAAGGCGGATTAGATATTGGTTTCAAAACCAGAGTTGAACATGGTTTTGTTGCACCAGTATTAAAACCAGAAACAGATTTAAACAATGTAATAGAACCGAATTTCTATGCTGGTGCTGACGCCAATGCAAACAAATACGCAAATTGTCCAGTATCATATGGTACATTCCATCTAGAGGTTATTTCAGCTGGTGCAGACGGACAACTATTACAAAGAATTAAAGAATGTACAAAAGATATACACACTCCAGAATACACTAGATATTCTTATGGCGATGGATACTGGGGAGCTTGGATGAAAACATTCGATCGAAGCGATCTAAAAAGCGCATTACTTGATTTGGTATATCCAATAAATTCGATTTATATAAGTGTTAACGGCACTTATCCAGGAGATCTATTCGGCGGTACTTGGGAACAAATTCAAGACACATTCCTATTAGCTGCTGGTAGCACATACGGAGCTGGTACAACCGGTGGTGAAGCGGAACACGTATTAACAGTTGCGGAATTACCTAAACACGGTCACCCTCAAAACTATGCTGGTGGAAACTCCGGTTCAATTAACAGAGCTGTAACAACAAACACAACTGGTGGTAGTATGCTTGGGGATGCTATTCATGGTAAAAGCCATGGATCAAAGATGGCTGCTCAATACGCATATGTTCAGCCTGAAAATCCAGCTTTGATTATAGGTACGGGTCGAATTGGTAACGATGTCGCACATAATAACATGCCGCCATATTTAGCTGTATATGTATGGAAAAGAATCAGTTAAAAGGAGGAATTCAAAATGGCTTTAAAAAAAGATATTACTCTTAATAATGGAATAGTAGTATCCTACCATAGAGTTGTTAGTATAACTAACTCGATTAATCTATACACAATGATTGAGGTAGGTTCATATCTAAGCGAAGAATTCAGACAAAAAGAAAAAGAATGGTATAAAAACAATAAAGACGGGTATTTCGATGTTTTTATGAATACTACTTATCATCAAATGGAATACAATAAAGAAATAAACGTTGATAATGTTTACGAATATTTGAAGACTTTAGATATCTTCGAAGGTTCGGAAGACGTTTTCGAAACAATAGAATTAACACAAGAAGAGACTCCTGAAGAGTCTACAAATAATGAAGAAAATTAAGGAGGAAATTCAAAATGGAATTTTTAGATTTAAATGTGTTACAAGAACACTTTGTATTAGTAGTTGTGGTAGCTTGCTTGGTGGTTGGTTATATCATCAAACATGCTACCTTTTTTAAATGGATAAATAATAACGATATTCCAGTTATACTAGGAGTATTCGGTGCTGTAGTTAATGCTATAGTAAGTGGTTTATCAGTGGAATCAGTTGTGTATGGAGCTGTTATGGGGTTAGCTTCAACTGGTTTACACCAAGCATTCAAAAAATACGTAGAAAAGAGTAACTAAAAAATGGCGCAAGTGAGTGAAATTATAATACATATAGTGGATATAGCGTTGCCAGTAATTTTAGGTTATGTCGTATGGTTACTAAAAGAAGAGAGAAAAGAACGTAATGCGACTAATCTTGGGATGAAAGAAATTCTTGGATATATGATTGATCGTTGGCATGAGGAGTTTCTACTTCAAGGATATGTTACAACAGATCAACGTAATACATTCGACGATGTGTATAAGGCATACGCTGCTAACAAAGGAAATGGAGCTCGTAAAGCCAAATGGGAAGAGATACAAAAAATGCACATCGATGATACCAAGAGTGGAATTAGTCCATACTTGAAACTAGTTATCGAGAATCAAGAAAAGAACAAATGCAAGCATAAGACAAAACCAAGAACAAAACAAACAAACAAAAACGAAGAATAAGGGCGTGTCATTGCGACATACCCTCTTCTTTTTACGTTGGTATCAATTAGTGCCCTATGAATCAGGGTCTAAAAGACCCCTATGTTAATTATACTTTAGTTTTACTTGTATCTTATACTGTGGTGTGTAGTATTGCATACCTTTTGATGTATCAATATTATATTTTTCAGAGTTCTCTTTTGTTATTCGAACAGTTGGTCCTCGTTCGTATTCGATTCTATCAATTATATTTTTAAGGAACTGATTTTTAATCTTAGCGTCGATATCCGGGTTCTCTAACGCTTCTAGTGCGTCCTTAAATTTTACTATTTCTTCCTTGTAATCTATTTGTTTGGGCATTGATCCTTTCGCCTTCGACAAAGCTTTCTTTACTTCTTCTTTCTCTGATAATAATTTCTCATTTAATATTTTAAATACATGAGCTGGTAATCGTACGTTTGGATCTGGATTATACTGACCTTCCCACTGTGATATTTCTTTAGCTTCAAGTTCTTTTAATTTCTTTTCTAAACGTTCTACCAGGTCTTTGTGAAGTTTGAACGAATCGTCTTGATCTTTATCAATTCTCAATTCAAAATCACTAATACATTCTTTGATAATGTTACATACGTTATTATATATTTCATGAAATTCTACAGAACCGGTTTTACAATGAAATTGATTGTTACATACTAATTTCGGAGGAGCATATTCTACACCATCACGTCTATATGTGTTATAACCAATCTTCGCTCCACATTTACAATACATAATACCACTTAATGGATTCTTCAAAGATAGATTTCTTTTCGTTCTATGACGCTTACCTCTTATTTCAGCAGCTTTATAAAACAGCTCTTCTGATATTATTCCGTCGTGCTTTCCTTCGAATATTAAGTATTCGTCTATTTTAGCCTTAGGACGTAATACTCTTATTTCTTGATCTTCGATTATCTTTATAGTCTTTCTCCAATTCCATCGAACGCAACCTATATAATGAACATTCTCAAGCATCGAGAAAATATTAAATGGACGCCAGTTGGTGTTACCAGACTTTGTTTTAATACCAAGCTCTTCTAATCTTCTACATATAGCAGTCACACCAATATCTTCTGTACAATACCAATTAAATACCATACGTACGACATCTGCTTCATTCTTCTTTTCGATCAGTGTATATCTAGTCTGTTTATCTTCAACTATAGCAATTCTATCAAATCCGTACGGAGCCACCGAACCAACGTAGTTGCCAGCCTTAACACTAGCTAGTTTACCCCTTGCCTGGATCTTCTTAAAATACTCTAGATATTCGTTACCTCTTTTTAACTCCCTTTCAAAAGCATCCCTATCATATTCGTCTCTTAAGTCATATATCTTATAAGGAGTAATTACGTACGTATTTGTGTATCGCAATATCTTTATAAGTCTACCAGCGTCTTCAAGATCACCCCGACTTAACCTCTGCACATCGACTACTATTATTGCTTTGATCGATGGACTTTCAATAGCTTTTAATAATCGTAACATCTCAGGTCGACTATCTAACGATTCGCCACTTCCTATTTCTCTATATTTATTCTTATCTGGTATAGGCCCACCTAAATGTTTTGTCGCATATTCTTCTATTATCTTATCGTGAGTTTCTAAAACCTCCTCAATGGATAGAAGTGGATCATCCGATCTAGACTTCCTCCCATAGTCCAGTGTTTCGTAGTTGTAAAACTTAGGATATTCTTTATACATGTTATATTTCTCCTCCTTTGTACCCACTTTACAAGAATATAGCCGAAATTGCAAATGGTTTGATATTTTAATCTAGATTTAAAATTACGTGAAAACCGTACGTAGGTGACAATAATATTTATTATATTAAAATAGTTATAAACGTCCCGGTGTTGTAAAGAGGTGAATATGAATAAAGTATATGAGTATCAAAATGGAACTATTTATGTGACATTACCGACGTCTTGTGATCGGGAATCACTAAAACAAGTAACTGAAGAATTTCTTAAAAAAGTAATAAGTGAGGAAAATAAACATGACAACATTAATACGTCCAGAGATATCAGAGAAAAATAAATATTACATCGACAAACATCGTTACTACGAACTTAAACATTTCTGTTTACAATACAAGGAATGGAAGAAAGCGTACGCATTATGTAATGAGTCTATTATATTTGCATCCAATCTGAGTGCATTGACCCCTGGTAATACTCAATCCGATTTGACTTCTAAATATGCATTGAAGAGGGTATATTATGGAGATCGAATCAAACTCATAGAAGAAACAGTAAAACAAGCAGACGAATATTTGTATCCATATTTATTGAAAGCTGTGACTGAAGGTCTATCTTATACGTATCTTAAAGCTAGATTAGAAATACCTTGTAGCAGGGATATGTACTACGATAGATACCGACGATTCTTCTGGTTGCTAAGTAAGGAGCGCGATTGATCTCGCGAAAATTACAAGGTCTATAGTGAAAGAAGGAGTGAAAAATGAAAATATTAGATTTTATTATGGGGATTATTTGTGTTACAGGTTGCACAGTTATATTTATGATTATGAGTTTGGTTATGTATATGATGACACTATGGTATGTGTTGTATTTATGTATCAGACGTAAAGGAAAATTCAAAACTGAGATCAACGAATTAAACAGAACATTTATAGAAAACATTAAATACTATTTTCATAAATACTTATAGGAGTCTGAATAAGACTCTTTTATTTTTCGCGCAAAAAACAGTTGCTGTAATGAAGGAGATGATAATATGGAAAAAAGAAGATTCGTAACATAAATTAGAGAGGATCA